CGACGCCCGCCGAGGATCCAGCGCCCGCCGCGATCGAGGCGCCAACGCCGGAGACCGACGCGACGCCGGAGCTCGCGCCATCGCCCGAAACAGTCGAGCCGGCAGTCGCAAGAGCGGCCGCAGCTTCAAGAGGCGTGAACCAGAGCGACAAGGCCTGCCCCTTTCAGGTTAAGCGATTTTGCGGATCGACCATGTAATGGCGCGTGTGTTCGTCCCCGCCGTGCAAACGAGCGAGAAGTCGAAACCGTGCATCAAGGTGAGCGCCGGAAAACACCAGTTCGGGTCAGTCTGAGCGCCGACCAGCGTGTGCGAGAGAACCACCCGGCGCGTGTCAGCCGAGCGAACCTTTTCGTAGACCTTGACGACGTAGGTATCGCCCGACGCCATGTTGAACAGGTCGAGGAACAGTTGATAGACGCCGTCGTCGGTCTGGTTCGCGAGCGTCGTCGAGGAGTTGGAGAGCGAGTACTCGGTCCCCCATGAGCTGTTTGTGCCCGAGAATGCTTCGCTGATCGCCATTGCTTATTGCTTCCAGAAACAAATGATCGCGCCGCCGTAGCCGACGGCCTCGCCGGAGGCCGCGCCCGGGCCGCCGGCGCCGTAATGTGTATTCGTCACGATGCCGAGCGGGGTCGGCTCGTTGATCTTTCCGCCCGGAACGTCGCCGCCGTCGGTTTCTGTGCCATCCTCGCCGGCCGTGTATGTGTCCGCGCCCGTGCCGCCAGTGCCGCCCGCGCCGCCGGCCGTAAGCGTGCCGCGCCCGCCGCCGATCGCCTTGAGCTCCGTGATCGTCGAGCCGTTCAGCGTGCCATTGACTCTCGTGTTGCCGCCCGCGCTGCCGGCGACCGAGGCGCCGATCGCGACCGTTAGCGTCGTGCCCCACTCGGCCTCGAGAAGCGGATAGAGCTTGTAGGCGACTTCGGCGCCGCCGCCGCCGCCTCGACGACCCGGGCCGCCGGCGCCAATCGCCCATATCTCGACTTGGCTAAATCCGCCGGGGATCGTGATCGAGGTTCCGGAGTCGAAAACCTCGAGAAGCTCCATAGCTGTGCCGGTCGGCATGGCGTTTATCTCCTGTAACCGTAAAGCATGATCTTGAGCGCGTGGAAGTTGTTCGCGAAATTGCCGGAACCGTTGGCGCCCGCGGTGATGTACATTTGAAGGCGATTGCCTCTCGTCCAGCTCGCTTGACTCGCGTGAGGCGAGACGATGCTCGAGTAAAGGTTGCCGGCGCCCGTTGCGATCGTCGCGTTCGAGGTGTTGACGGTCGTCGTGTTGTCGAAAACCGAGTTTCCGTCGCGCATAATGTTGATGCCGGCGGCCGTGCCCGCTGCCGGTCGGCCGGAGACCGTCGTTCGGAGGCCGGTGCAGATCCAGCTATAAGGCCATCGAATGTCTATCTTCGGGATCGTTGTCGACGGCGCGAAGTTGTTGGCCGTCGCGTGATCGAGACCGAGGCCGCTCGTGCTGAAAATATAGCACTCTTCCTGCGCGTGCCGAGAAAGCGGCGCGACGGCCGGCCGGCCGGTCGAAGCGTCGTAAAATACAATCTTGTCGTTGACGCCGTCGCCGTTCGAGATCGTCGGCATTCCGACGATGCCGTGCAGCGAGGGCGAGAAGAGGGGCATGGGTCAGCTCGTAAAAAGGAGTTGGCCCCAAGTGGAGCCGATAGCGCCCCCGCTCGGAGCCGTGACGCAAAAGAACCCGACATTCTTCGGCGACGAGACCGACGGCGAGCCGGGCTCCGTGTCAGTGATCCGCGTCGTCGTGTTCGCGATCGTCAGGACCGCGCTCGCGGTCGTCGTGCCGTCCACAAGCGAGGAGTTGTCGGTCTCGTTGTGAAAGTCGAAAGAGGGCTCGGTGCCGCTCGCCTGAGTGACCGAGCTCGTAACAGTGAGCTCGATCGCCGTTATGCCGAACGGTGTCGGGAGAGCGTCTTTCGACGTGGTCGACGCGGTCGGCGAGACGTTGACGCCCGAGGCCGAGAACAACCAAGCGAGCATATATGGCACGTCTGTGAGGACCGACGAGTAGCCGAAGGTAAAGCCGGCCCTCTGGAAAATGAGCCGGTCGGATGTAGCCGCGACCGCCGCCGCGGTCTGTAACCGCGCGATCTGATCGCCGAAGTTGTCCCAAAGCGGCATTGGCCTAGGTCCTGTAAAACAGAATGTGAAGCCAAGGCGCGCGGACCGCCGAGTTGACCGCCTGAATGTGAAAGCGAAGCTCGTCCATTTCGGCGACCGTCGTCGTCGTCGGAACCTCTGAGTTGACGCGCGCGCCGCTTCCTAGGGTGATGCTCGTGTTAAGCGCCGAGCCGCCGGACCAAAGGCTCAAGCTGTTTTTGTGAATGTCGAAAGAGGTATTGCCCGACCCTGCGACCTCGCACGAGGCATAGACCCGGTCGATCGTGATCGCCCAAGGGGACCGGATCACGCGGCGCGGTGTTGTGCTTGTCGTGGTCGCCGGCGCGACCGTCCTCGACGAAAACATCGGAAGCGAGATCAGGTCTTTCGAGCGGAGGTCTTTCAAAAGGACCTTCGCGACCACGACGTCGCTCGCGTCGAACATAGGCGCGAAGTCGGCCGCGGGATCGTAGGCCGAGACGCCCGGAAGCGCCTCGACCTGTCGCCGGAGATTATCCCAAAGAGGCATGATTACGCGCCGGCGGGCGCGGCCGCGTAAGCCTGCTCGACGAACTCTTTGCAGTTGGGACCAATCGTCGCCTGAAAGTCAGGGTGATTGTAACCAAGCGGGCCGAACGCTGCCGGCGGTGCCTTGCTCGGGTTCACGATCGACTGCACGAGATCGTATGCCTCCTGCGCGCTTTCGCACGTGGTGGCCAGGACCGGGGCCTCGTCTCCGCGGCGAGCGTAAACGCGGTTTTCCGAGTGGTACACGTAGTGGGTATGTTCTTTCAGCATGGGGGAGCCTCGTTGATTGGAGTGAAGGACGCGAAGGCCGCCGAAACGGCCCCCGATTAATCTTCGGTGATCGCCGTCGCCGTCGTCAGACGTGGGGTCACGCCCGTACTTACGCTTATGTTCGGTGTGACCGTGCCCTTGTAGAGCAGCTTTCCGGTCGAGCTCGAGGCCGTGCCGACGCCGAAGTGAGTGATGGTCGACGTCGAGCCGGTACAGGCAGGGAAGTCGATGTTTGCGACCGGCGAAACCGAGTTCGCCGTGACCGTCCAGCCGCCCGACGTGCGCGCAACGGCGACGCGTGCATAAGAGGTGTAAGCCGTTTCGCTCGTCGTCTGGTCGCCCGTTTCACCAGGGTCGGCCGTATGCAGCGAAACCTGCAAGTTTGTGAGCGGCGACGACGCCGCGTTGTCCGCGATGTTGGCGATTGCTGTCGCCTGGAACACCAGCTTTAGGAAGTCGTTTTCGAATGTATTCCCTTTTGACATTTGGGTGTCCCCGCATTTGAGAAATGAAAAAGGGCGCCGATCGCTCGACGCCCTATGAGTTCAGATTTGGATGGTCAGCCCGTCAGGCTGCGCGCGGTCTGTGCTTTGGCTTGCTCGCGTTGAGAGCCCGCGTGACCGGTGCCGCCTTGACCTGCTCGTCGCAGTACTCGGCGAGGCCACGCGCCACCATGACCTGCGCCTGGCCGGCTGGCATGTCCGTGAAGACATGCCCCTTCGGCCAGGACGACCAGGCGAGCTTGAGGCGGACACGCATTAGGCGTCGACCGACGGAGCGATCGTCGGCAAGAAGCAGTCGCCGTAGATCGTTGCCGGGAAGCCGTTCGTGTGCGTGCCGGTCGTGTCCAGCCAGAGGCGCACATAACGCTTCTGAGGGATCACGCCGATCCGGAAGTGCGCCGGATCTTCGGCGGCGTCATCAACCGTCGCGATGATGCCGCCCGCAGCCGGCGCCGTCACGCGAGCCGGGCAGAGGCCGGTCACGACGCGCGAGGCGTCTGTGATCGCCACATAAGCGCCGTCTGAGTCGGTGTCGGACTCCTCGAGCTTGATCTCGTACTTGAGCGAGCCCGAGAGCGTGTCGCCCGAGATACCGCAGTTGGCCGTCAACTCCACGTAGCCGAAGCCGCGTGTGTCGAGACCGGCCGCCGGCTTGCCTTCGCTGTCGTTGTTGACCACGATCGGCGCGAGCAACACGACGTGTTTTCTTACTGGTCGCATTTTCAGAACTCCAAAGATTGAGGAAGAGGGAAGCGGGCCGCCGAAGCGGCCCTGCTATGGCTTGGCTTATTCGCCCATCAGGGCGACGAGCGGGCCGGCGTTCGTGGCGTCGCCGATGTCGTGCACGGCGATGTCGAAACGCTCGTCGGCGATGATTCCGATCTGACCGTATTCGGCGTAGCGCTCGACAAGCGTCTGCATCGAGACGCCGCGGCGATCGCCCATGCGAGCCGCGAGGCTCAGGTCGCCGAAGTAGAGCATCGGCACGTCGGAGAGATCGCCCGTCGTGGTCGGCAGCGTCTGGTCGATGATGACCGGATAGCCGAGATAGGCCCGCGTCGGCTTGCCGGCGAGGTCCATCATGCTATTGCCGCCCGAGGCTGCGAGAAGTCGCTGGAAGACCAGGGACCAAGCCTGCTGCGAGCAATACCATCTGGCGTTTGGCTCGGCGAACTTCGGAAGGCGGGCGATTACGTTGTTCAAATCGTCCGCGTTGATCTCCGCGAAGGTATCGCGGCCCGATCCGGCGTCAACCGCACCGATGAACGAGCCGAGGCCGGCGACAAACTTCGCCTTGACGCCGGTGATCCCGCCATATGTTGACGTGCCGTCGCCGTTCCAGCCGCAATCGTCTTCCTTCTTCGCGAAGGCGTAGGCGATTTCGCTCGCCAGGTCGTCCGCGATCGAGATCACGGCGTCCTCGGAAAGCTCTTTCGACATCTTCGTGAGCACGCCGAACTTCTTCGCGACGAGCATCACTTGCCCCCACGACTTTTCGCTCTCGGTAAACGCCCCGGCTTCGCCCGTGAAATAGGCCGTCAGGCCGCCGGTGCGACGCGGAACCGACATGCTGTCGGATGCCATCGGGACGACCGGAAGCAGGCCGCGGAAGGTGCCGTATGTTTCGCGGAGATCAATGATCGCATTTTCGAACTGCGTCGGGACCAGGAACCCGCCGGCTGTATTCGAGCCTTCGCTGTGGGCCTTCTGGATTCCGATCCCGCGCTCTCTGCACCACTCCGCGGCGCCGCTGTCGCCGAGCATCGTGGCGCGGAGGAACATCCCGGAGATGTAAGCATCTTCGGCGGCGGTGTCGCCCTTGAATGCCTTGAGCTTGCCCGGGCGATAGCGTGCCTGGGCCGGGACCGTCGCGCGGGCCTGGTTGCCTGGTACGTTGACCGGTGTCGCGGAGGCGGCTCGAGCTGCCTCGAGACGCTTCTCGCGAGCGATCTTCTCGTCGAGTTCTTTGATCGACGCCGTGACCGCCTCGGCGTCCTTCTCGAGATCGGCGAACGACTTCGTTTCGTCGTCGTTCAGATCCCGACTTTCAGCCGAGGCCTTCGCGAGAAGGTCTTCCATGTTCTTTGCGATTGTGCCCGACTGGTCGGCGGCCTTCGCGCGCTCGGCCATCAGTTTTGCAATTCTGCTCATTGTGTTTTGTCCTGTGTTCGTGGGTGTCGGCCGGCGCGATCGCGCTCGGCCCTGTCACGGCCAGGGAAGGCCGGAAGCCTTTCGGCTGGTGTCTAGGTCAGACGCGCGCGGATCGCGGCCATGCGGCGGCGTGCGGCGTCGAGAGCCGGTGTCCCGGCTGGTTTAAGTGTTTCAGGATCCGGGACCGGAGCCGAACCGCCGAGAACGCGCTCGATGGTGTTTGCAGCGCGGCGCCAGATACCACTGGCGCCTGCCGCGTGTTTCGGAAGCTTGCCCGCGATCGAGCGGAACTCGGTCGCAAGGCCTTCGAACTGCTTGAGCCGATCGCGGGGAATGATGGCGAGGTTTTGAGACTCGAAGAGCTTAGTCGCCCACTCCCGGATCGGCTCAATGTCAATGCCGGCGGACCGAGCCTCGACCAGCGCCTCAGCGTTGGCGGGTATCGGGACGACGGAGAATTCCAGGAGCTCCTGCTCGATAAAGTCGATGCCGTATTTGCGGTCAGGAGCCTCGGTGAATGCGTACTTGATCGGCGCGAATCCGACCGACGTCGCCGAGAGAAACCCTCCGCGGATCAATTCGAAAACGGCATTGGCCTTGCCCGAGATTTCCTTCGGAACGAACTCGGCGCGCGCCTTGAGCTTGCCGTCCTCGATGCGAACATTCGATGCCTTCGCGACCGGAAGCTCCGAGGCGTCATGCGCCCAGAGAACCACCGGATTTTTCCGGTAGGTGTCGAGCTTCCAGCCGTCGACGGCAATCGTATCGCCCATGCGGTCGACCGAGGCCGTCGAAATGACGAAGTCGACACTCCTGGTCTCCGGGTCGATCGCCTTGCACTCGGCGACAAAGGCCTTTCGCAGAGCTGCCCCTGTCTCGACGCCCTGCCCGCCCTGCATTGCCGCCCGGATCGCGTCGGCAGTCGTCAAATTCTGCTTTGTCATGGTGCCCTCTAGTCCTCCGCGTCGCCCTGTGCTGGCGCGACTGCCGCCGGATCCCCGTCGCCGCCTGCCGCTGGTGCCCCTGTGGTGTCGCTGCCAGGGCCCGCGCCGCTGCCTGGTGGCGTGAATGGAAACGGCGCGACGTTCGTCGGCTGCAAGATCACGTCGCCGCCCTCGACCTTTGTCAGGTCTTCTGAGAGGCGTGCCTCGTTGATGGTCAGGAACCCGCCCACGATGCCGGTCCGCAATGCGTTAAACCGGGTCTGCTTGTCCGCCCGGTTGAAGTAGTCGAGCGAGAATTCGATGAAGAGGCCCTCCTCCTCGATCTCGAAAACGTCTTCGAGCTTGCTCTCCCACCGCTCGGCGTCCGAGCTGAGGACGTTGTTCAGGTACATTTGATGCGCGGTCAGCGTCGCCTCGCCGCCGGCATCGGAGATCCCGAGCCGGTGCAGCGGCACGTCGAAGGCCGTCGCGATCTGTTCGATCTGGATGCGCCTTGCCTCGACCGTTTGGCTTTCGACCGCCGTCATTGAGAGCGGCTGCCACTTGAGCCCCTCCTCAAGGAGCGCCGTCTTTCCCGAATTGCCCGAACCGCTGTACCGGTCCTGCCATTGTGACTTGATGCGGGCGAAGGTCTCGTCGGAGAGCTTCTTTTCGGTCGCGAGAACGCCGCCAGGGCGCGCACCCGATGCAAACAAGGCGCTCGAGAACTCCTCAAGGGCCAGGCTAAGCCCGATCGCGTCCCGTACCAGGCCGATCCGTGACAGGCCGAGCACGCTGTTCTGAGACATCCACCGCAGATGCAGCATGTCAGATGCCGAGATGAGCTCGCCGAACGATGCCAGCGCCGCCTTCTCGAAGGCCGTGTGCCGCGTGACCCTGTAAAACAGGCTGCCGTCTTCGGCCTCGTACAGACACACGCGATCGGCGTTGACCGGCACCATCTCGAGCGGCCGGCCGCGATTGTCGCGAACGATCACCGCATAGGCGTTGCCCTTCATCAGGTACGACGCCTGCATCTGCTCCACGAACTCGAACCGCGTCTGCCACCGGTTTGGCTTTCGCAGGATCTTCTCGATTGGATGCTTCGCGACGATCTCGGATCCACCATCGGAGCGACGGCGGTACACATGAAGCGGCAGTTTCGCCAGGTCCTGCGACCTGATCGAAACGCACGACATCGTCACGACTTCCTCGAGCGCCTTCGACTGCGAGATCGAAATCCCTGCCGCCGATTTCGAGCCGCCAGTCGCCCACTCGCTAAACCACGCCTGCGGGTTTGAGGCTGTGCTCTTGCCCAACCACCATTTCGCGAGCTGGTCCAGCATCAGAGGAACCTCAAATCCCGATCGTCTTGATAAATGAACGCCGCCGCCGGCTCAGGATTTCGTGCCATGAGAGCCACCGCGTTGAATGCCGCCATGAGCGGGTCGATCTTCCCCGCACCGGCTGTCTGTTTCGTAATCAAAATCGCGTTGCCGCGAGGCTCAACCTTTGCATTGCCGACGCACCAGGTCATGAGCGCCGAGCCGTCGTGCCAGAGACCGCAAGCGGCCAGCCGGCGCGCCGTGGTCTTGATCGTGTTCGCGAGCTTCCAGCCCTGCGTGACCGCCGCGACCTTCTCGCTTTGCTCAGTAATGCCGGCGGCTGCGAGGCCGTCGACAATCTCGGAGATCCCGACCACGTCAACGCCGATCCCGGTCTTCTCGGGGAACTTTCCGGCGGTCTCGACCTGCATCACGTAGTCGACCAGCTCGGCAATGTCGTCACCTGGCATTCGATAGATCGTCAGGCTGCCCTCGCGCTCAAAGTCGCGAAGCGCCGGCGCGATTTGGTCGTGCCTGGTCAAAACCTTCTCGTGCGCCCAGGCGTGGCACCACAAGAGCCACTCCCGGGTCTTCGCATCGCGGCCGATGATCGCCAAGCCCAGGAGATCGTCGAGGCCGCCGCCGTCTATGCCAGCGACAACCACATCAGATCGCTCGATCAGCGTCTCGAGCGTCAACGTCTCGTCGACCTGGTCGAGCCAGTAGTCCGCGCCTTCCCATCGATCAGAACGAAGATTGATTCCGATCTCGATGTTGAAATGCTGAGACGCAAAGAGCGCGAGGGCTTCCGGCCCTGCCCGCTCCGCCTTCATCAACTCATCGGCGAGGAACGCCTGGTCGACGGATCGACCGAGGTTAGGGTTTACCATGCCCCAGTATTCAGGCTGTCTCCACACTCCCGACTTTTGAACCTCTTCCGGGTACTCGTAGAGAATCGCAAGAACGGGCCGCTTGACCTTGCCGTCGCGAACTTCACGCGCTGCGTCGAGTTCCGCCTTAAACACACCTTTCGGGGGCTCCTTCGACTGGGTCGTGATTTGCAACAGAAACCCATCGGGCCGCGCTGCCAGGGCGCCGCGAATCTCGATGATGACATCAGCCGCCTTGCCGATGCTCGCAAATACATGCGTTTCGTCGATCAGCACGAAGGTCGACTTCGATCCAGTGATCGCGTCGGTGTCTGCCGCCTTGATGACGATCTGCGAAAGCAGAACCCGGTGCGTGATCGTCCGAAGGTGCTGCTGCAAGTGGAATATCTTCGCCAGGTGTGCGTCGAGCCGGATGATGCCCGCCGCCTGCTTGAACGAAATATTCGCAATTGTCTTTGTTGGCGCGATCAGGAGGCATTCAGCCTCAGGCCGCCGGTTCATTATCAGCGCGACGACGACAATGGCCGCCGCGATCGAGCTCTTCCCATTCTTCTTCGGGATGAGAACGAAAAACTCGCGGATCAATCGTCGCTTGGTTTCGATGTCGTACGACCCGAAGATCGCACGAACGATCTCGAACACCCAAGCGTCGCACAACTCGCCGTAAGTCGGATTACCCTCTATGTCAGGGCACCGCAGCCGCTTGAAAATCCGAAGCGCCTTCTCGGCCTGCTCCTCGAACAATGGCAAGGCCGGGATCGGTGGCCGGCGCTCCTCGATCAATTCGCGCCAGTTGGTGCAGCTCGTGTCCCACATGGTCAGTTGACCGAGTGCGGGTTGAGGTCGTCGCCCCAATCTCCTGTCGGTTGGCTCAGTGTTGCCGTCGCCTCGGCCTGCTGCTGTTCCTTCTTGCCCTGGATCGGAGCTCGCGCAGCCGGCGCCGTGGCAATCTCCAACTCGGCAGCCGCGTCAGCGACGCGAGACATCTCCTCGAGCTTCTTCTGAGCCGAGACGTTCCCGCCGCGCGCCGACTTGACCAGCATCGCGACGATCTGGGCCCGTCCGCGAGCCCGCCCATTCTCGATTTCACTCGCATAAGCCAGGCGAAAAGTCGGTTCCGAGATGTGCAGTCGAGCCGCGATCTGTTCAAGGGTGCAGCCA